ACGAAATAACCGAATGAAACGTAATTCTTGAACGTCCGACTCCCGGTGCCAGTGGACTGAATCTGCACCCGCCACCAAGACTCAACTCCCGCTGGGCCAGTGTTCGACGCGGTAAGGAACGAAACACCAGTGCTGTGCGTGATGGTTCCGAAATTTATCTGTGTCGTGGGGGATCCCCAGGTGTCATTATTCTCACTCTGGATCTCCAGGGCGATGGTGTTGCTTCCCGACCCTCCCATTTCGACCATCCGCCAGATACCGAAAATCGTGTTGGTCGCCGCAATCGTGCCCAGGTTGTAGCCAGTCCCATTGGCGACCACCGTGGATCCGTTGCAGGTTATCGTGGCATCCTCGATGATTCGGGATCGGAATGGTGCGGATGCGCCTTGCCAGGTGACGTTGCAGGCGATGGCATCACCCACCGTGGACACTCTGGGCGATGCGCTGATTAGCGTCGGGCCTTCATAGCCGACGTTTCCTTCGTCCAGTCCGCCAGGATAGATGCCCACGCGTCGGGCCGTGGTGGTCAGATCCGTAAACATTTCGCCGTCGTAATTTGGCGATGCTGTTGACCACAGTCCGTTGACGTTAAAGGTGAATGTCGGTTTGCCCTGGATGAATGTCAATTCACTGTCTGCAAATGCAGTAACATCCGCAGGTGTCTCCGCGAATGTCAGATCCATCGAATTGGATACACCACTGAAATCAAATTCGTCCACCAACAGTCCTGCGCTTTTCGCTGTGATTCTAGCCACGATTCCTCCTCGGCTTTGGTTTTGGCGCGTTGGCTAATTGTTCCTGCGCCCATGTTGCGTCTGATTCCTCGTAAACCTTGATGGCCTGTACTCGCAATAGTGATTCCACGTCGATGGGTTCGTCACCGTCCAATGCGAACCGTTGGCCCGGAATGAATCGGACCGTCGATGGCGTGACGCCCGGCCCCTGGTGGATGTGTAGTTTCCTCAAGGCCAGATACCAAACATCATCCGTTGAGCCATCGGTTCCAACTTTTTCTGGGGTCACTACTCTCTTTCTCCAGAGTTATGTGGTGCATATCTGCAAAGATCGAGTTCTGAAAATCCCTCGATGTTCCACACGATTTGCAAACACCTTCGCTGATTGGGCCATTGGCAATGGCGATCTCCCAGTGGTGGACGCATCTAACTTTGGTCGGCCCGGATCCGGTAGAGTCCGCCGACGTGTTGGTAGATGATCCCGTCCTGATCTTCGGCAAGGTAAATATCCTCCTCACGTCTACACCACAACAATGCGTGGCCCGTGATACTCAACGACGCATCTTGTAGGACCGTATCCACCTGCGTGTCGATGTCGCCCGCGGACTTGGGCCACGGACTCCTGTCGATGGCTTTCACCATATATATCGCATTGCCTCCACGTCCTGTGAACGACCAATAATCATCCACCTTGGACATGGCCTGGAATACCACATATGGTGGCGCAGTACCCATCGGCGCGATCCCGTTATAGACACCACCCGTGGCCTCATTCGTGACGGCCTCGACGTTCAACGTGTCGAACATTGCAGTGTCCAGATTTACCCGTAGATTCGCCATCTAATCACCTACGCCAACCGGACCGCGCCCGGTGGTGCTTGGTCTAGTTCGTTTATGATCTGCCGCATGGCCTCCACGAATCGCGGTCCCTCCGATTCCAGGGCTGGCGTCATAAATGGTCGCGCCCTCATATAGACAGTTCCGTATTCGATGAATGGTGCATATTCAGTACTCGGCCCGATCTTCCACGACAAACCTCCGATGCCATCAGGTCGTGCGTTGATGCTGTTCATCGTTGCACCTGTATCAACTGCGGGCCATTCAGCGATGCGTCGTTTCCCATCTGTCTCTACGTGACGGGCCGCGATCTCCACCGCCATCTTGATCTTGTTTTCCACTTCATCCCAATTCCGTGGCAGTTGGACCGACACCTGCATGTTCATATTAAAGTCAGGCATAAAAATATCCTCAATCGTCATACGCCAGCGATTGAGGACTCCACACCACATTCGTGATGGGAATACACGGTGCCAGCGTTCCTTGACGCTCTATGGGCATCACAGTGCCTCTGGGACGTTTATTCGATTGTCGTTGGTGGACCGAATCCACCCTGACCATCAGACACCAAGCCATCGACCTGATCTGGACCGAATGTGTTGACCTGTCCGCACCGCCGACATTTGATCTCAACGATGCTGTCCGTCAGTAGGCGGACACGGGCCAATAGGCTGTTACATTTATCGTTTCGACATCGTGCCTGCTTTAATCCTAGAGTCGGCGCATCTGGCATATTTTCGATATAGCCCAAGACTTGCCATCGTCCACCGACTGCACCTCGTATGTCCCACTGGAATGGATGATGCGATCTGTTTGGAGGACGGATTGGTCATAGCCCACCGCCAACGTGAAATCCAGTTGGAGATCTTGACGGCCCGCTGTCATGGATTCGGATCCGCCTTTGGCGGCGATACGTGCGGCGACCTGTTCATAAGCGTTGGCCCACGATTCCGTGAAACCACCTTGTTTGTCTGACTCGTTGGTCTTTCGTTGGATGTCCACTAAGTCCGGCATGGACTTCCGCGTTTCATCCCGTAGATACACCAAGTCATTCGTTTGGATCAGTTTATTAACCATCCGAATACCGTCCGAATTGGCCTGTGCCTGAGTCCAATATATTGAGTCCAGTCACCTCGTCGCTGTCCGTGTAGACGCTATATCCATCCACACGCCTGGGCATGACCACGGTGGTCGCCCTGTCCTGCCTCCGTAGACGTTTGGCCTGGGCCATGAACATCTGGGTGACGCTACCTTTCTGGAACGACGCACCATCCGCAGAGAACGTGAAATCCCTGGCGAACCGGACCGCGAGAGTCTCGCAGGCCCGTGCCGCTGTTCCCAGGATGCTGTTCCCTTCCTGGCTCAGAAAATCATCCAGTTCCGCGTCTTGGAATAATGCCCGGTCCGAATCGGTGTCACCGATCTCCAACCTGACACGATCTCGATCCGCGGAACTTCCCGCCGTATAACTGAAAGCCATTAGACCCTCACGAATATGGTCATGGTCAATGCGTCCGTCAGTGCGTCCGATCCCGCCAGTTCCGTCAGAAGATTTCCGTGGACGATGGCAGGTATGTATGCGCCAGTGATGGCGGACGCGCTACTGTCGTCGAGTTGGTGCGTTGGGTAGAACCACGCGTCCGTCGCAGAGTTGGTGACTGTCAGCAACGTGACGGACACAGGATCGCCTGGCGACGATAACGTGGTGTCAGTGGACGCAGGTGCATCAGCATGGAAGTTGCAATACACCGCCAGCAATTCGCAATACGGCAGGGCCGTCACCAAGGAACCAGTGGCCGAAGCGTCCGATCCCGTGGTGGACACCTTGATAATGTGGCGTTCAATCGCCATCAGGCACCCGCGTAATAAACAACGACCACATCAACGGAGTCGTCGTCGTTGGCCTGGCTGACAGTGATCTTGATATTGTCCGCCACGCAGACTTTCTCGTAGACCTCGTTGGTGCCGTCATAAGTAACGTCAGCCGCAGACTCGTCGTCAATCTTATGGCGAGGATGGAACCAGCCGTCACTGTTCGCATTGGTCAGCGTCAGGATGGTCAAGGCTGGGCCATTGTTCCCAGCCGTAGCGACCACCACATCGGTACTGGACGGGGGCGACCCGTTATAGGTCACCCCAATCGAACAAATCTGACCGACGACCACATGGCCTGACGTGTTGTTGTTGGTGGACGCACCAGCACCACCATCAGTGGCACCGCTACTGATTGAAACCGATTGATAACCGTACATCTAGCCTCCTAACTGTCGATGGCAGGCAGAACGTATCCAGAAGCCGTATCGGTTGCAGTTCCGATATTGTCGAACTGACGGACACCATCCGCATCCACAAGAACCTCGCCAGCAGTATCCGCGTGACCTATCCTGTTGTGGGCGATGATGCCGCTATTGTCAGATGTGTCGCTGTCAATCAGCAGGTCGCCTGCGGTATTCAACCTATAGATGTGGTTATAACTAATCTCGCAGTCAGTAACATCCTTCCCAGTTGCCACAGATATGATGGCCTCTGAGTTCGCAACACCCAGGCGGATGCTGTTATTGGTGAATACCAAGCCAGCAATGTCACCACCGATGTCAATGATTCCATTGTTCCCTGTATCGGGACTGATAACCACGTTGTTGGTGAACTCCAATCGGTCCGCCTGATTGTCGGTTGTCGTGCCTTTAATCAGATCAACGAAATTCATGTTGGTCGCTGTATCGACGAACCTGCATTTGTTCACCACGAACCCAGCCGCGCTGAGGTCGAACACCTCAACGATGTCCGCA